GAAAAATTCAAAGTAGCAGTGATCTAGTAAACGATTCATCAGGCCATTTATTAGATAAGAAACAAAATTGGCCTAACGGAGTATAGAGAGAACTATATACTAGTATGGAATACATGCCAGTATATCAATATATATTTGAAACAGAGTTTGAAAAATATCACTACTATTTTTCATATAATGCGAAACCTGCGGATGTCATGGAAATATGTAGCCAAATTTTTGATGGCAGAGCAGATTTGTATGATATATTTCCTGAACCACATTCTAAAAAGGGAGAGTTAAAAGAACCATTAAAGCTTATAAACAGCCTAGGTAAAGAAATGTATTTACCAACTGGCTTTAATGTTGAAATAATAAGTAAATATCGATTATTGTTTCAATATAATGATGGATAATGATATGCCGCTTTAGCTCAGTTGGTAGAGCAACGGTTTTGTAAACCGTAGGTCAACAGTTCAAGTCTGTTAAGCGGCTCCACATTAAAAAATGATTTTACATCTAAATATAAATGAGACTTTTGTCTCATAAGAGGTGTGAAAATGAAAACATTATTTAGTGTATTACTTATTTGGCTCGCAGCATGCGGACCTGCAGAATTAGAAACTTTAGAAGAGATTGAAAATGAAAAAATTGAAGAAGTTAACACAACAGTGGGTTTTATTCAAACTAGCGATTGTGGATGGATGCTAGGAGAAAAAGCCTGTGATTTTCAACTACCAGATCAAAATGAAGAATTGTGGAGATTATCTTCTGAAGAAGGAGATTTGATTTTACTAGACTTTTCAGCAATGTGGTGCGGACCTTGTAATATGGCGGCACAGACAGTACAGCATGTGCAAGAACTATATGAAGATCGCGGTTTTCAATACGTAACAGTATTGATTGCTGACTCGCAAAATAGCACTGTTGAAAAAGAAGATGTTGATTCATGGAATTTAATGCATTCAATTGAAACAGCGCCAGTCTTGCGCGGTGATAGAGCCATGTTGTACAGTCCAACTGTAACGCATGGCTTTCCTGTTTCTAGTTGGCCAACATTTGTTCTTATTGATCGTGCTGGAAATGTTGTTTATGGACTACACGGATATAATGAAGCTTATATCCTTGAAGAAATTGAAGCAAATTTATAAATTTATATGTTAACCTGAAAATATACATAAACTGTAGAATTTACTATGTATAGATGTACAGTTTTGGAGTGATTCTGTAACTGATGAAAAAGAAAAATTATATTCTCGATACAAGCGTTTATTTAACAAACGCAAGAGCAATTTACGACTTTGGAAGAAATGACATTATTATACCTTTAAAGGTATTAGAAGAAGTCGACAAACATAAAAAAAGACAAGACGGTGTTGGCTCACAAGCACGTCAATTTATTCGAATCTTAGATGCACTGAGAGAAAAAGGTTCATTAAGTAAAGGCGTCCGAATTGATACTGGAAAAGGGCTAGTCAAAGTATATGATCGTGGCGCCACAGATGCCTCACTCTTGCCTCCTGACCTAGATCCTAGTGTACCTGACCACATCATCATCGCAACAGCCCTAACAGTAGCTGAACAAGATTCTAGTCGTAAGAGTATTATGGTCTCGCGTGATATTAACATGCGTGTTATCTGCGATTCAATTGGATTAACAGCAGAAGACTACAATGCAGCAAAAGCTGTTGACGATTTAGAAAAACTATATTCTGGATTTGATACTTACCTAGTCGATGATCAAACAATTGATAGGTTCTACTCAGGAGAAGATGTTTTTGTAGAAGAGGATGCACAAGCTCCAGAAAACAAATTCCAACCTAATCAGTATTTATTGTTAGTTTCGAATGCTAACGATAAAAAGACCGCACTAGCAAGATTTATGAATCACAACACAGCATTAAGAAAGGTTGTGCATGATAAACTGCCATCTTGGGGAATTCAATCTAGAAACAAAGAACAGGCATTTGCAATTGATCTTTTAATGGACCCGACGGTAGAGGTTGTTTCTTTAATTGGAAAAGCCGGCTCTGGAAAAACTCTGTGCGCTATTGCTGCTGGAATGGAACAGACACTAGGAACCAGCCTTAAAGCAGGCAAAAATAGTTTATATTCTAGAATGATTGTATCTAGACCAATTATGCCAATGGGTAGAGATATTGGTTTTCTTCCCGGCACAATGGAAGAAAAGATGCATCCATGGCTAATGCCAATTCAAGACAATCTTCAATTTCTCATGGGAAATGATAAGACCATGCTAGAGCAATACACTGAAAAGGGCTTGATTGAGATTGAAGCACTAACTTATATTAGAGGGCGATCAATTTCTAATGCGTATATAATTATTGATGAGGCGCAGAACTTGACTGCGCATGAAATTAAAACAATTATTACTCGCGCCGGCGAGGGCACCAAGATCGTCTTAACAGGAGATATTGAACAGATTGATAATGCTTACACTGACGAAACGTCAAATGGCTTAGCCTATGCTATTGAAAAGTTTAAGTATTATGAAGTTTCGGGCCATATTACACTGCAAAAGGGAGAGCGCTCTAGAGTTGCCACGCTAGCTGCTAAGATTCTATAAGGCAGGAATAGAACATTGGAAATCAAAGTAGCTTTTTATAGAGGCAAAGGAAGTTGGAAAAATAGATTAATTCGATGGTGGACAAAAAGCCCATACAGTCACGCAGAACTGGTAATGCCAGATGATATTACATGGGTGAGTATTTCACCATTTCTCACCGCTACAGTTTCTGCACGCTCAAAATACGAAATAAAAAATTTAAACGATTGGGACTTTATTAGTTTTCAGCTAAGCTGGAGAGAACCAGTCAGAGATTATCAAATTAAGCAACTCAATAATTTTATAGACGACACAAGTGGAGCTAAATACGATTGGACAGGAATGATTTTATCACAAATATTTCCTTATCTAATAAAGCATAGAGATCGATGGTATTGTTCCGAATGGATTGCTCATGCACTTGTAAAAGCTAGAGTAGTAAGTTGGGAAAAGCTGCAGATTTACAGAACACCAAATTTGTCACCCGGCAAACTTTATGAAATATTGAAAGATTATAAACCAAATTATCAATAACATTTAAATAAAAAGTAAATTTTTAATTGACACTGGGTTATAATATGTTATACTTTAATAGGAGTAAAAATATGAATGATCAACCTGAAGCAAAGATTCAATCAATTTCTTTAGAAGAATATCATGCTCATCTAGAAAATGAAGAAGAGTGGGAATCAGGCCCGCTTAAAGACGTATTGTTGGAATATGTTGGCCAATCAAAAGATAGTGAAGAGATTACAGTTGAGATGATTGTAGAAACTATGGCTGATGAGTTTCCTGAGTTTTTGATGGCTGTGGCCGAAGAAAATTGGATTCGTGGATATCGACAAGCTATTCATGACATTGATCAAGGCCAGCGAATGCTAGCTGAACAAGCTGCTGAATCTGGCGAAACAGCAGAAGCCGATGTCTGATTTAGAAAAGCAAGATTTACGAGAGTATGTGAAAAGTTCAGCGGTGCTGTCAGAAAAAAATAGAAGAGAATATACACTGTATGGACATGTTTACGTATATATTCAAGATTTTTTACCTGAACATGTTGATATAGTAAAAGTGCTAGAAATGATCGAAAATACAATTCCTGCACACCTAGTGAACGAAGTAGATACGATCTTTGTTGGTGACTATCAAGAGCTTAACAACGGTTCGTTTACGGCAATGTATGACTCAGGAGCGATTTACGTTTCCAATGAACAGACAGACGAAAGCGATATGGTGGATGACATTATTCATGAGATTGCACACTCGCTGGAACATCCGTATGGTTGGTATATTTACTCAGACGAAATGCTAGAAAAGGAATTTCTACGAAAAAGAATGCAAGCATTTGAAGTATTATATGGACATGAATACGTTGAAAAAAAGCATCGAAATATGTTTATGAACGTAGAATATGATAAAAAACTTGATGATTTCTTGCATAAAACTGTAGGATATGATAAGCTATTACATCTATTAATGGGAATTTTTATTACGCCATATGCAGCAACATCGTTAAGAGAGTACTTTGCTACAGGCTTAGAAGATTATTTTATTAATGATAGGGCATACCTAAAAAAAGTTTGCCCAATATTGTATACTAAGATTAATAAACTTACAAAAGGAGATTACGATGAGTAATAACAAATATGATTTTGTTCAAGCAAGCGTTGAAGATAATAAAAACGGAACAGTAACAGTAACGGCAAAGGTGCCAGCGTGCAATCCTAGGAAAAACATTCCAATGATTCGTTATGATGCCGATGATGCATTTGCGTTTGCTCAAAAAGTGTTTGGTGAAAACTTAGGTGCGATGGTTGGCAGTAATACGGTCTTGGAAAATCGTCGATATCCCGATAGACTGCACGGAGAGTGGGTGTTTGAACTCAATAAGCCGTCCTCTACCACTACTAGTAAGCCGAAAACAGCCACTCGTCGTCGACGTACCCGACGAACTACTAAAAAAAGCACTGCACAGTAGAGAATTAAATGAAGCCTCACATTTCTTTTAGTGAACTTAAAGATTGGAACACTTGCCCCTTCTATCACAAGCTTAAGCATGTTGAAGGACTCAAGGGTTTCGTTGGAAACGAATATACAGCTTTCGGCACTGCAATTCATACTATTTGCGAAAACAAGCTGTTACAAAAACAGTCCGATGAACAGTTATTCCTGTCAGAATTTGAAAAACAAATTAAAATCCTAGAAGATGATAGTGTAGAACTAAGGTCCGAGTTGGTAAATACTCTTCGTGGACAAGCAGCTAAAATTATTCCCCTAATTCAGCCTGCACTAGAGAAATATTTTAGCGAGGGATATGAGGTTTTAGAAACCGAAGAACAACTAATGGTTCAGATTCCTGAACAGGATAAAAAATTTAAAGGGTTTATTGATGCAGTTTTTAGAACGCCAGATGGTAAAATACATATCGTGGATTGGAAATCCTGTTCTTGGGGATGGGACGCTCGTAAGCGTTCTGATCCTATGGTTGTATATCAGCTTGTCCTCTACAAGCATTTTTACGCGCTAAAGCACAATATTGATCCAAAACAGATCGAGACACACTTTGCACTACTAAAAAGAACAGCAAAAAACAACAATGTAGAATTTTTTCGAGTTACATCTGGCCCCAAAAGAGTAGACAATGCACTAAAACTTTTGAAAAATGCATTGTATAATATTGCTAGTAAAAGATATATGAAAAATAAATTGTCATGCACAAGGTGTGATTTTCACAAAACACACCATTGTCCTTGACATTGGAGTAAAAATTGAAATTAAAAACTGATAAAAAAACTATTGTAACACTGTCGGACCATCCACTAAGTCCCTCTGGAGTTGGCACGCAGACAAAATATGTAATGGAAGCATTGCTGCAAACAGGCAAATATAGGATCATATCTTTTGGCGGAGCTATTAAGCACTCTGATTATACTCCCAAGATGGTTGAGCCATACGGAGAAGATTGGATAATCCACCCAGTAGATGGATATGGAAATCAAGAAATGATTCGTTCTGTGTTAAGAACAGAGCGTCCTGATATTTTATGGTTTATGACAGATCCTAGATTTTGGCCATGGCTGTGGGAAATGGAAGATGAAATTAGATCGGTATGTCCAATGGTTTACTATCACGTCTGGGACAACTACCCTTACCCAGACTTTAATGCAAAATGGTATAACTCTACAGATGTAATTGCTTGTATCTCAAAGTTAACACATGACATTGTTCAAACGGTAGCACCAGATGTAGAATCTCATTATTTACCACACGCGGTACAATCTCAAATTTTTAAGCCACTTGATTCAAACGATGTTAAGGAATTTTCAAAGGCACTTTTAAATGATGGAGATAAGCTAGAGGATAAGGTAACTTTCTTTTGGAACAACAGGAACGCTCGTCGCAAACAGAGCGGTTCTTTGATTTATTGGTTTAACGATTTTCTAGATAGGGTTGGTAGAGATAAGGCAAGATTGATTATGCACACTGAGCCAAGAGATCCGAATGGACAAGATTTAATTGCTATTCTAGAAAACTTAAATTTAACTAATGGAGAAATTTATCTTTCTACAAACAAGCTTCCTGCGGAATCTCTGGCGTTGATGTATAACATGGCAGATGTAACTGTGAACATCTCTGATGCCGAAGGGTTTGGACTAGCAACACTAGAATCATTATCTTGTGGCACGCCAATTATCGTGACAATGACTGGCGGTTTGCAAGAGCAAGTAACTGATGGCGAAAGCTGGTTTGGAATTGGCTTGGAACCGACTTCAAAATCAATCATTGGTTCACAACAGGTACCTTATATCTACGAAGATCGTCTTTCACAAGAACTAGTCGTCGGAGCACTAGAAGAAATGTTTAATAAAACCGCGGAAGAAAGATTGCAAATGGGCCTTGCAGGTCGAAATCATGTTTTGGTAAATTATGGCTTTGAATCTTTTTGTAAAAGCTGGGTTGAATTAATGGACAATGTAGTGGAAAATTATGGATCATGGAACGAGAGAAAGAATTACAAAAATTGGTATTTTGCGGAGGTAGCATAAATGAGTACGCAAAAAAAGAAAGTTTTAATTAGAGGCCCACTACTCACCAGATCAGGATATGGCGAGCAAGCTAGATTCGCATATAGAGCACTAAAATCTAGGCCTGATCTATTTGATGTATATTTGGCTCCAACCAATTGGGGGCAGACTGGATGGATTAGCGACGACAATGATGAGCGCAGAGAGATGGACAGTGTAATCAGAAACACTACAACCCATGCTCAACAGTGTCAGCAGCAAGGTGTCTTAGCATTTGATGCGTCTATTCAAGTAACCATTCCACAAGAATGGCAAAGAATTACACCAAAAAATATTGGATATACAGCAGGCACAGAAACAACCCTTATTTCACACAAATGGGTTGAGTCATGTCAAAATGTAGACAGGATTATTGCAGTATCTGAGCACACTAAAGCAGCATTTGAAAATACTGAGTACGAAGGCAGAGATTCGGCCGGAAATACAATCTCAGCTAGGTGTACTACGCCAATTGATGTTGTAGGATTCCCAACCAAACAGTTAGAACCAGTCGAGCTAGACTTCAAGCCTGAAACAAAATTTAATTTCTTAGTGGTTGCTCAGTGGTCTGACCGTAAGAATTTGCCCGAAACCCTTCAAGGTTTTATGCGAGAATTTAATGATAATGAAGATGTTGGTCTGATTATTAAAACTAGTCTAGCTAAGAACTCTTACGTGGATAGGATTTATACTGAGGCTAGGTTAAAGCAATATCTTAAAAACTATGATAAAGCACCTTGGAATGGAAAGCCTAGAAAATGCAAATTGTATTTACTTCATGGAAATATGTCCGATGAAGAGATGGCTGGACTCTACAGGCACCCTAACGTTAATGCCTTTATCAATCTTGCCCATGGTGAGGGCTTCGGGCTTCCTATTTTTGAAGCTGCCCAAGCTGGACTACCAATTGTTGCACCCAACTGGGGGGGTATAAAGGATTATATGAATGCGTATGTCACAACTAAGAGAGGCGCCGGCAAGAAAGCTCGTAAATCGCATGGCCGCATGCGTTTTCTGGGACAAAAGGTAGACTTTAGTGTCAAACCAATTCAAAAAGAAGCAGTATGGGATGGAGTGCTGATTCCTGAGTCTAGCTGGTGTTTCCCACATGAAAAAAGTTTTATGCGCGCCATGAGAAAAATTTACAAGTCATATGATTTGGCTCTAAGCGATGCTAAAAAATTAAAAGCTCACGTCGAAAAAGAATTTTCAGAAGAGATTCAACAAAATAAATTTGTAGAGTCAGTCCTAGAGACACTTGAGGCGTCTTCTCCACAATCTACTTCGGTTATTACTTTATGACAAAAAAGATATTATATCAAGGCCAGCTAGGTGATCCTAGCGGATACGCCGTTGCTGGTCGCGGCTATTTGCGTTCTATGTATGACTACATTCAAGAAAAAAAATTAGATATTGATTTAAAAGTACTTTCTATTAATGCGGATGAGCAGAGTGCTTTAACACAAGAAGAAGCTGAATTTCTCAATATGCTTTCTTTTGACAGCAACGAAGAGATAGATGCTTGGACTGAGGCCGAGGACTTTCATTACATATTCCATCATCCTCCTGTTTATGCTTGGAAAATAGACGCAACTAAGTTTTTTGCATCGAAATCAGCGACCACAACCTGTGTTACGGTGTGGGAGACAGATGCAATGCCACCGGTATGGAATGATATCCTTAAAGCATTTGAAGTAGACAGAATCGTGGTCCCGTGCCAGTGGAACAAAGATTCTTTTGAAGCTAGTTTAGAGAAATTTGACAATTCGATGCCTGTAAAAATGGTGCCTCATTTAATTAATGACGATTTTGTCGGCTCTGCGGAAATTGAACCACTACCTCAAGAGCTTTTGTCCCCTGACCACTTTAACGTCTTAACAGTAGGGCAGTGGACCGACAGAAAAGCCCTGATGAATGTCGTCAAAGCATATCTAATGGAATTTAAAGATAACGAAGATTGCTCTTTAGTTGTTAAAACGTATGGAAATATTCAAGATTCTAGACCTGAGTATCAACAGCAGCAACAACAAATGATGGCTAATGAAATTACTCTTTTAAAAAGATCAATCTTGAACGACAGTCTATCCAAAACTCCTAGCTGCAAAATTCATCTTCTTTATGGCTTGTTTCCAAAAAGTCAAATGAATTATCTATACAGGGAGAGCGATCTGTTTGCGCTTTTTAGCCGCGCAGAAGGATTTGGTTTGCCAATTGCTGAATCTCTAGTCCACGAAACTCCTGTAATTGTACATGATAAGGGCGGACATGTAGGCTTTGTAGATCCTAAAAACAACTATATTGTAAACAGTTATCTAACGCCTGCCCACTGCAAAATCTTTCCATTTGTATATTCGTGTGACAGTAACTGGTTTGAGACAGACTATATTTCAGCAAGAAAGCAATTGCGATCCGCCTATAATGAATGGAAACACGAGCCTGAAGCATATGCCCAACGAGGCCCAAATGCAAAAGAATATATGCTTGAAGTAACTGGTGATAGTTTAAAAATTGGTAAAGAGCTAGTTGAATTTGTATTAAGTGAAGATGAAGAAGACTAGACAATTAAAACGAGAGTTGAGGCGATTAAAGACGTATGATGAAAGAATCGCCTTTTTAAAAGATACATACGCAAATGAACGTTTGTTTATACTCGCATCTGGTCCGTCGTTAGGTCACGTCGACAAGCAAGAATTGAAGAAAAAAATGTCAAACTCTTTGACGTTTTCAGTTAAACAGGCATATTTGGAGTATGAGAAAGAGACTGATTTTCACTTCATAAACGACTGTAACTTACCAATGATAAATGGATACGCGGGGTATCGTTACGGGGTCAAGTCTGGGCCCATAGTAATAGCCTCCAGTGGCTACACAGAATCCTATGCAAAAACAAGGTTTGCTCCCCAACAACAGTGGGATATATTTTGTAGAGTTTTGGATCCACTAGTATATCCAAAAAGTAACCTTGGGCGCCTCTGTGAAAATAATAATTTTGATGAAGGTCTTTTTGATAAAAGAGTTGATAGGCCTTGTGGTCCAAGTATCACCCTAGAAACCGTTATTTATATGGCAGTTCATGTAGGTATAAAAAATATATATGCAATTGGGTGGGATAGTGGCGACAAGGTAGGTGAGCATTTTTATAAATCCAAGACCCATTTAACAAGTAATCGAAATTTTGAATATGAAATGGTACAAAAAGGCTCAGGACCGTTGTATAATTGGTTGAGAGATAAAAATGTTAATTTGCACCTAGTAAGTAAGGTTAGTGCACTTAGTGAAGAAATTCCAAGAATAGAGTTAAAGGATATAAAATGAAAAAAACATATATTATCGCAGAAATCGGGATTAACCATAATGGCTCACTAGCTGTGGCCAAAAAACTAATTGATATTGCAGCGGTAGCAGGATGTGATGCTGTTAAATTTCAAAAACGAAATCCAGATGTTTGCGTTCCAGAACACCAAAAACAAGTTATGCGTGAAACCCCATGGGGCACCATGACCTATCTTGAATACAAGTATCGTGTTGAATTTGGAAAAGAAGAATACGACGAAATCGATCAATATTGTCGTGATAAAGGTATTGCTTGGTCCGCATCACCATGGGATATGGATAGTCTAGAGTTCTTGAGCCAATATGATTTACCTTTTATTAAGATGCCATCTGCAATGATTACAAATGAAGAGTTAATGAGAGGCTGCGCACGCACAGGAAAGAAAGTAATTTTTTCAGCAGGAATGTCTACACTTGAAGAGACTGATCAAGCAGTTGAATGGATGCGCGAAGAAGGAGCAGAGTTTGCACTATTGCACTGCAACTCAACTTACCCAGCCCCTATCGAAGACTTAAACTTACAGTGCATTAAGACTTTACAAGATCGATATGAGTGTGAAGTTGGCTACAGTGGCCATGAGTTTCGTCTTGGAACAACAGTCGCTAGTGTGTATTTAGGTGCTACGATCCTTGAGCGTCACATCACATTAGACCGTACCATGTGGGGGTCTGACCACTTAGCATCTGTAGAGCCACAAGGTCTCATTAAGCTTGTAAAAGGTGTTAGAGAGCTTGAGACTGCCTTCGGCGATGGTGTAAAGCGGGTCACAGAAGGTGAAATTAAAGTTAGAAAGAAGTTGAGAGGTTAAAATGGATTGGACCGTAAAAGATAGATCAGTAAAAGAAAAATCACCATCACCGAAGGGCCATCTCCGCGAAGCCGTCGGGCAAAAAAAATGGAATCACTCGGCGAGGGACATCCCTGTAGATAAGTTGGGTGTTTCAATGGCCAATGGTATAGAGGATGATCATGATTTAAAATACAGAAACATTGACATTAACAATGCTTTACAAGAAGCTCAAGCGTGGGGTAATGGAAATCGTCTATATGGAAAGATCTGGCACAAGCACACACGGCAAGTTTTAACAAATCTTTTTTCCTCTGGCGAAGCCGGCCATGGTCACTTACAGACGATGGTAAGACAGTACATAAGAAGGCACCCATCAGCGGTTCATGAAAATATCTGGTTTGACCAGTTGCATCAAAAAATATTTAGCAACGCTCAAACATATTGCTCGGGCCTAGATCCTATTGAACATAGCTTTTGTTCACCTCGACAAAGTTTTGCAAATCAAACTTGGAACTCAATTGCATCAGAAATGGGCAGAATGATAGAAAATATGGTAGTTGCCTATAATGCGAAAGGTCAGGTACCTAGTGCTGATGGTGTTACTTCTGACGATATTAATGAAGGCCGTTGTTATGGAGACTTAGTATTTCCTGATTTAAGAATTGGTCTATGTCCTGCGGTTACTGGGTTGGCTAATCAAGATAGTGTTTTGATTATCGGTGGAGGGCCATCGACTAATAATATTGATTTTTCACAGTTTCAAGATATACCTGTATGGACAATGAATAATTATTATAAGAATCCTTTGTTTGATCAATTTAACAACATTCAGGTTGCCTCTTTTTTAGATGAGGTTGATGTGTTTTACAATGATCCACTATGGGAGTATGTAAACGATAGAGATACTATCGTACTGCAGGAGATTACAGACTGGGGAACTGAACGATTGTCTTATGTCAAAGAAGCAGCGAATTATTCAAGCTACTTTCATACTAGATATAGAAGCAAGCTCGGTATTGGACCTCGCTTGATGATTACTGCAATTATTCTGGGGATTAGAAATATTTATTTTTGTGGTTTTGACGGCTACAATACTGAAGATGTTTCCAATAATCATTCATTTGAGTTAGGAAAAGACCTTCCAAATTGGATTAAAAACTCTGATCCGGGCACGCAAGAGAGACAATATGTGATGCTTTTCGACTATTTGTTAAATGATTTAAAATTGTCTCGGAGTTTTAAATTACATGACCTTTCAGCAGGACAGCCCACATTACAATATGAATTTTTAAGACAGATAATCAGATGAAAAATGTAGAAGATATAGCCGTCGTAATCCAAGCAAGATTAGGCTCACAAAGAGTCCCGCAAAAGATGATCAGATCTATTGCGGGAACTACTTTAACAGACCTCGCGCTAGAAAAGATTAAAAAATGTACAAGTTTTCCACAAGAAAACTTTTATTTGTCCGTGCATGAACCTGAACTGCTTAAAATTGGCGAGAAACATAATGTTAATATTTATCGTCGAACAGAAAAATCAGCCAAGTCAGAAGGCACACCTATGACAGATATGTACGAATGGTGGGATAAATTACCTCATAAATATTGTGTGCTAGTAAATGCTTGTGCTCCGTTCCTAACTTCAAAAACAATCGACGCGTTTGTCAGAGCATACTCTTACACAGAATCAGATGGAATGTTTGGCGTAATTAGAAAAAAGAATTACTTTTGGAATTTTAACAAGGATCTGATAACTCCATTAACGGAAGCAGTAATGAATACCAAGACAGTCGCACCGGTGTATGAAGCGGCACATTGCCTTTATGCCGGCCGCCTAGACAAAATTGGAGAAGGGATATGGATGGGAGATTTTAATACTCCCGGTGATATTAAGTTGTTTCATATGGAAGAACAGGAAGTTTTTGATATTGATTATGAGTGGCAATTTACAATGGCTGAAAGCTTGATGGAGACAAAGTGACAAATTTGCCTCCTAGTAAAGAAGAAGTTAGAAAATTTATGGACACCATTGACCTACCGCCCAAGCCCCGCGGTAGAGGAATAATGGAGGTTTTATTAACAAAATATTATAATGACTTTCAGACAGTGTTAGATGTTGGTTCTGGAGGCGGTCATCACATTAGGACCTTTAAGCACTTTGGCAAAGATACATTTGCATGCGATATGTCAGAACACAGGAACCCTGATTATCTAGGAAATTTTTTAGAAATTAGTTCTCAGATTCCAGATGGCCATTTCGATTGTGTATGGTGCAGCCATACTTTGGAGCATCAAATAAATGTTGGCGTGTTTTTAAAGGAACTGAAAAGAATTATCAGAGATGATGGTATCCTAGCTTTGACTGTACCTCCAGCTAAGCATATGATTGTCCCGGGCCACTTATGCATCTGGAACGGTGGGCTGTTATTATACAACCTTGTCACAGTGGGCTTCGACTGCTCAGAGGCTATTGTGAGGGATCATAAACCGTCGGCTTACATTGACAGCAAAGGTCGTGAGTCAATTAAACCATATGACGTGTCTGTGCTAGTAAAAAAGAAAGACATCAATTGGAGTCCAAAAGTATTAGATGCACTACCTAGGGTAATTGAGTTTTCCGATGCAACAGTTCATGATGGAATCTTGTATATGAGTGGAAAGGGTATGATTAATATTAAGAAATTTTTTCCAAAAGATATCAAGTGGATCAGAAAAGGAAAACAGGGAGATATCCAGCTTGATGGAAGGGTGGGCAATATAGGTTGAGCGATGAAAAAAAAGTTATGTTATATAATACCTTGTTTATATACGAAACAAAGTGGGTTTCACATATTTAACTGCGTCAAATCTGTTAGAAAACAGTTTTCAAAAGTTGATATCTATGTGGTTGACAGCGGCTCATCTGACACTAGCTATCTTAATGTTTTAAAAAAGAAATATGACATTATTCCTTTAGATGTGAAAAACAAAAACTTTCCTACTGGTGCCTTGTGGTATGTATACGAGTCAACAAAGGATCAATATGAAAATTACTTTTTACTACATGATTCCACAATCATTAAGCAACGAGCTAGGATTGATGAAATTCTACAGGAAGATTACAAAGTAGCCCCAATAACAACATACGAAAAATGGAGTTGGCCAAAAAAAGACCGTTATGATGATAAATCAAGATCAAACGAATGGCCCCGAAAGAAGTTTAGAGAAAATGAATTAGAATTTCCAAAAAATAAAAAATTTCTTTCTATTTTAGGGCCAATGTTTATGATATCGAAAGAGGTACTAGATGAAATTAGTAATACTACATTTTATAATATAAGGCCTAAAATCAAGTATCATTCAATATGTATGGAAATTTTGTGGGCCTACACATTCCAGCAGCTTGGGTATAAAGAAAACATGCTTAAATATTCAATTATGCGACCAGAGCTTAAATCAGACGGTAGAAAAATATATGTTAAAGATAGCAGATATGGTGTGCCTGATCTAAATATCGATACTGAACAGCACAGATGCAAGACTCATGAAGAGCATGATTTTGATAACACATTGCAAAAATTTTGGGCAACTAGGCAATAAGATGAACAGTATAAGATTAGTAATTTTTGATTTAGATGGGGTAATTGTTGATGCGTGCGAATGGCATCGAGTTGCACTAAATAAAGCACTAGCAGAAGTATGCGATTACACAATTTCAATGGAAGACCATTACACTACTTTTAATGGAATTCCAACAAAAGTAAAGCTGTCAAAATTAACGGAAATGGGCATAGTAAAACCTGATCAGCATGAAGAAATTTATGATCGAAAACAACAACTAACAGTTGAAACAATTAATTTATCTGCACCAAGAAGGCAAGAAAAGATTGATTTAATTAAGTATCTGCGTGAGCAAGGGTGTTATGTCGCGTGTTATACAAACAGTATAAGAGAGACAGCTACACTGATGCTTGACAAGACTGGTGTGCTAGAGCAGATGGATTATTTACTAACAAATCAAGACGTTGAAAACTCAAAACCACACCCGGAAGGGTATAACTTTTTAGTTGAAAAATTCAATTTAAAAAAGCATCAAGTGCTAATTATAGAAGATTCTCCAAAGGGTAAGCAGGCTGCATATGCATCTGGATGCAATGTATTAGAAGTAAAGGATCCCGATGAGGTAACGATTGACACATTAAGGGAGTATTTTGAATGAAGATTTTAATTCCAATGGCAGGCGAAGGAAGTCGTTTTGCTAAAGAAGGGTATACCTTTCCTAAGCCGCTTATTGATGTACGCGGCAAACCCATGATACAGACAGTAGTGGAAAACTTGGATTTTGATTCCGAGTATGTTTTTCTAGTAAGAAAAAAACATATTGAACAATACACTGGCTTGTTAGATACGCTAGACAGAATTACAAACGGTCGATTTAACTATGTTGAAGTTGATGGACTAACAGAGGGTGCTGCCTGCACTGCGCTTTTGGCTGAAAAATATATTGATAACGACGAAGGGTTGCTGATTGCCAACTCCGATCAGTTTATCTCATATGAACCAGAAAACTTTAATACCATCAAGAGTTTAACTAATGTTGATTCTATCGTATTTACATTTAATGATGTACACCCAAAGTGGTCATTTGTAAAAACAAACTCTCGTGGATTTATCACTGAAGTCGCCGAAAAAAAGCCAATTTCAAATATTGCAACTTGTGGAATTTATTGGTATAGGCGTGGTTCTGACTTTGTAAAGTATGCCAAACAGATGATTGATAAAGATATCAGAGTCAATAATGAGTTTTACATCGCACCAGTGTATAATGAACTGATAGGTGATGGCAAGTCATTGATTCCTTTTTATGTTAGTGAGATGTGGGGACTAGGAACACCTGAAGACCTCAAGCGATTTTTAGAGAATCATAGATGAAGATAAAAATTTATATAGTAACATATAATAACGCTGAAGATATCAATAACAATTTAAGAATGCTGCTTGATAGTGATCTGAGTGGCCACGAAGTAGAAATTAACGTTATCAACAATCATTCGAATCTTCACATAAAAGAAGAATATTTAGAGCGAATTAATATTTTACATAATACACTTAGGCCGGACTTCAGCACAGGTCACTTGTCTAGAAATTGGAATCAAGCAATTATAAACGGCTTTAAAGACCTGAATGAACCAGACTGCGATATTCTAATTCACACTCAGGATGATGTTGTGTGGAGTAAGGATTGGCTAAAACACACGATTGAGGTACACAAGGAGTACACTTTCTTCAGTGGTCAGGTTGGGGACGCATTTTGTAGCTATACTGCCGAAGGCGTAAAAAACATTGGACTTTGGGATGAAAGGTTCTGTAATATAATGTATCAAGAATTCGATTACTTCTTAAGAGCATTGCTTTACAATAGAGAAAAGTCGAGTATAAATTCTTATGTTTATATGCCGGTAACAGGTGAAAGAAAGATTGATCTGTTACTAAATCCCATAGAAGACATAGAAAAAAAGTTTCCTAGGAGACCGGACAGAAACCTAGAACGAGAGGCTGCGCATACTAAATCGGGTAGATGGATAAAACAATCTAAATTATTATTTCGTGAAAAATGGGGAATACAACACCCACGACCAGTGTTTCAGGATAATGCTAAAATTGGAAAACCATCTGTGAAAAACTTCATATACTATCCTTATTTTGAGAAAGACATATATGAACTAGATAAGAAAAATTATGTGGCAGACCTATCAAAAAAATGAAATATTTCAATAGTATGGGTGAGGTCGAAGAACACCGAAAAACAAATCCAGACATACCAATCTGGCAAATAGTATGTGATACACCGCATGCAAAAAACATTCATCTAAACCCGAATATCCCCGTAGGGGTGAGGGATGGATACTACCCACTTGCGGTTGCAGCATCTGTCAATGAAATATACACACTAGTTAACAGCTATCACATTATCGGTAAAGAGATAACAGTATTAGAGCACCATGTGGAACAGCTAGCTAAACCTTTGGAGTATGGCAATAAATACAGCCATCCAAAAATGAAAGTAAACAAAGACATTATAGATCCTCTAAGATTTTGTATAGACCTAGATATTTTTGAAAAAGATCTCGCGGGGAACACACCAGATGAAATTGCAAAGCAAAAAATAGATAAGATAATCTCAATTTTAAAAAAGAAAAGCGTCTTGTCTGAAATGCAAGATTTCATAGTCTTAAGCTCTCCGTTTGATAAGCAGCGTAAAAAATATAGCTTTCATATAATTTTGGCAAAAAAAAATTTACTAGTTAAGAATCAATATTCTTTTTTAAAGCTACTGAAAGAAGTAAAGCAGCAAGATAGTAGAATAGATAAAATGTTTCCGGGGTTTATAACTAGAGTTTACAAAACAGGAAAATATCCGATGAACCAAAGCAAAGGAAGAATTTTTAGCTGCTATACCGGCATTCCTGAGACAAAAACATCAGACGCGTTTGATAGTGATAGACATTTTTTTGAGCACACATTAATGTACGCACACGATTACCATAATGATAGTGAGGCATATGTATTGTTATGAAAGAATATCACGCATTTTGTCTTTGGAGAGAACATAAAGAACTTAGAGAACTGATATACAAATCTTTTAAGGTAGTGGAGTCAAAAAAGTATGATTTGGCTCCCGAAGTAAGAGCCAAAAAGGTCAGAGATATATATGAAATATTTATCGTTGCTGAGGATGAGAGAATCTGGTCCAAACACCCAATAGAGATAATTGTTGTTGAAGTTGACGCTGAATATGGAATAAGAACCACAGGGGGTACAAAGAATACTAGGTTTGTTAACACTGAAGTTTTTGACTTTAAAACAAACTCAAGAAAAAAATTAGGAATAAATTTTAGATATATTCACGCTACAGATCACGTTTTAGAATCAAACAAAGTTTTTAAGTCTTTTGAGTTACCACAATACATAACAGATTTTACAATGGTTAATTTAAGAGAAGCTAGGGCTGTAAAGTGGCACGTTAACCCTTTTAAGCTGGGCCTTAAAGCATATGAAAATACTGAAAATTACGATTTTTTAAAAATTACTGAATGTCCTCACTACAATTTTTTACAAGGCCAAGAAGATGAATACTTGAAATATGTAAAAAAAATAGATACTGTGCATAGTGATGCTGATCGATATAGAAAATTAATAGAAAAATTTGATTATAAGAAATACAATTCAAGTGAAAAAAAAGATCTGATACAAGTCTCGTATATCGACGAAAAGCCAGTAATAATTGACGGTCTTCACCGAGCTAGTATTTTAATATACAATTATCAGCAGCTAGATGATATAGTAGTAAGGGTAAGAATAAATGATAATCATCAATATAGGAACAAGAAGTGAAAATAAAAATATACATTGTTACCTACAAGAACCCTCCTGATCTTAATAGAAACCTTAAATCCATATTTGAATCAGATTGGCGAGATTATGATGTCAGCATTAACGTAATCAATAATCATTCTGATTTCCATTTGGATTCCAAATACGAAAAAAAAGTAAATATAATTCACAATTCTTTACGTCCCGACTGGAGCACAGGTCACCTAGCAAGAAATTGGAATCAAGCAATTATAAATGGATTTAAAAGTCTAACAAATCCAGACTGTGATATCTTGATTCACTGCCAAGACGACAACACATGGTCTAAAGAATGGCTAACAAAATTGGTTGAAATTCACACAAAGTATACATTTTTTACTGGGCAGGCTGGCGATGCGATGTGTAGTTACACACCGGAAGCTGTGCGGCGAATTGGTCTTTGGGACGAAAGGTTTTGCAGTATTGGGTTTCAAGAATTTGATTACTACACTAGAGCATATCTGTATAATAAGAACATGTCTAGTATAAATGCTAAGACTAACTTGCTTAATAGCATGCCTGACGTTCAAAGGTATTTCCCGTACAGACCAGATAGAAACTCAGAAAGAGAAGCGGAGCATGTACGATCTTCTTCTTATCATACTATAAACTGGAATTTATTAAAATCAAAATGGCTTCCCGATAATATTGCTGTGGAGCCAAAACAATACTGGAAAACGTTCTTGCAAAACTCAAAAAATATAAAACATTCTAGGGTGCCAAATTATGTATTCTATCCGTATTTTGAAAAAGATGTATACAGGCTAAAAGAAAAGAATTATGTAAACATACCAGACACTAATTCGGACGAGGGACAAAAGCTAGCTGGAGTAAAGAAGAAATGAACACTCTTTGTTATATTTTTCATGTGCATAATACTTTTGGAAAACGGCATATTGATATGGCGCTAGAAAGTATTGCAAATCAGGTAGGTGCACCACCCCGGTTCAAAACCTTTATTGTATACAATGTCTCGGACGCTATTGACAACGATTATATCGAAAACAAATATGAAGAATATAACCTAAATTTAAGATTTGAAAACTTTGAAATATTTGAAGTTACCAAAAGAACAGAGTCAGTCAGTGAAGACTTCAGAATTCACGTAAAAGAAATTAGCGGTTACGATTGGTATATGGTTCACAAATCGGACTTTTATTTACCAAATAGTTTATTCTCCCAAGTTAATCAAAAGATGCTAGCATGCAATAGTAGCACAGAAGCAGAGTATATTAATTTTTCTAAGTTTGATCTTAGAGAATATGTTACTGCGAAAGATATAAGAACAATGGCAGAGTTTCCTACCTTTGAATCTCTTTCTGCACAAAAATATGCTTGTCATTCTGATTATTATTCTTCGCACAAATGGAGCCCTGAGTTATCTCTTGAACATATAGCAATTGGATATCGAGGTAGAAACAAAAAGGGCGAAAATATTTTTGATGGAGTAATGCATTATTATAATGAATCTGCGAGAAAGAAGATTCAGTTCAACAGCTACTGGGACTCGAAAGATATATTTGAAAATAGAAATCGTGGGATTAAGATGGAAATAGACAGAAACCAATATGTTCTCCACATGTTTCATGACATCAATAGAGCAACTTCTCAGAAAAACACAGAAGGTCATAGGTTTTAAATGATCCTAATCGCCCACAGAGGAAATATTGCTGGTCCTGTACCTAAATTAGAAAACAGACCAGAGTACCTTTCATTAGCCATTGGAAGTGGATATAGTGTAGAGGCAGATGTATGGTACCATGACGGACAGATTTTTTTGGGACATGATGAGCCATCTTATCCAATATCATTGCAATTTTTACAAAATGAAGCTATTTGGTGTCATTGTAAAAATGTGGAAGCAGCTAGGCTGTTAATTGACAATGATATTCATTGTTTTTACCACAACATTGATGATATAACCATAACGTCTAGGGGATATATCTGGACATATCCAAACAAAAAACTGGTAGAACGCTCGGTATGTGTAATGCCCGAACTAGGGTACAGCGGAATTATTGAAAACTGCAGTGCAATATGCAGTGACTACATCGAAAAATACAAGGATTTATAATGTATACAGAAGAAAGACCATGGGGAATGTTTGAAAACTTGTTAGAATCTGAATACTGCAAAGTAAAAAGAATAACAGTAAACCCCGGTCAACGTTTGAGTTACCAATATCACCACAAGCGCTCAGAAGTGTGGACAATTGTGCAGGGTAAAGCTCTTATCACTCTTGATGATATAACCACAAGATACAAAGCTGGGGACACCATTACGATTCCTACTAGTATGAAACATAGGATCGAGAACGACACAGAAGAGGCTGTAATCTTTATTGAAGTACAACATGGTGAATATTTTGGAGAAGATGATATTGTGAGGATTAGTGATGACTACAACAGATCCTAGGCAGCTAAACAGAGTAAGAACTTTAATAGGGCCGTTTAAAAGAAATAAGATGTTCTTTGTGCACATTCCAAAAAATGCAGGAACCACAGTGATGAGGGTGTTGTTACAGCATCCGCAAGGGGCTAGCTGTCATGCTACTGCAACACAAATCAATGGATTAGACGAGTATAAAGATTGGAACAATTTTATTTTTTGTAGAGATCCCCTCGATAGATTTATTAGCGTATACCTTTGGCGCCTCAGAAAAGACGAGCTTATACAAAACATTTCAATGAATGAAGTTGTCGAGATGCTAAGCAAAGAAAATATTAGACAACCAAAAGAATTATGGGATTTCGAAACAGACCCTGAAAAGCTTGATCGAATGTTTAACAAGCAGGTAACATGGATAAACAATAAGACTGTTTATGTGGGACGTGTTGAAGCCGTCGGTAATCACATGCATTACTTACGCGATCATTACGGTCTACGTATTCCTTGGACAATGACAGAATTTCGAAGACACGAAAACCCAGCAAAAACGTTTGGCCCTCAAACACCAGAAACTAGAAAAAAATTAATTAACATTTTAAAGGATTCTACAACTTTACGCAACAATTTTTTTGATTATTATGCTGAAGATTATGAAAGATTCGGGTATAATATACCAAAGGGTTTAAAATAATGTACACCAAAGATCTGTCTCAAACAAAATATGGGATAAACCAAAGCCTGCAAACAGCTCAATCATGGATTGAGCCAAACAATCCTGATTATTTTTATCGAGGTGGCACTAGGTTTTTGAATCATTGGATACAGCTGCAGAGGCAACGCAGAGAAGAGCATTCAGCACAGATGGATAGAATTACTCCTGAAGTTTTGGATATTGTCAAGACAATTGAAGAACAGGGTTACTACAAAATTGAAAATTTTTGGGACACTGAACTGCTAGACGAAGTAAAAAATCAGACAATTGAGATGATGAGAAGTGCAGATCCTAAAAAGGTGAATTATCCTCAAAACGGAGTTCATACAAAAATCATTCATCCATTAAAAAATATACCAATAACAAACAAGATGGCAACACACCCAAAGATTCAAGCCATCGCAGCGGCATTCCTAGGAGCCCCGGCGGGCCTAGGAACTACAAATCTCAGGATGAGCACCGCCGACAAATCTAAAAATGTCGGAACTAACATGTTTCATAAGGACTTTAATAGCCCTATCAGGCTTATTAAGTTTTTTACATATTTTAACGACGTTACAAAAGAAAACGGACCTTTTACTTATGTAAAAAATTCAAATCGCATGATGCCATCTGATCCTCCATGGTGGTCAATTCACCGTTGGCCGGATGACAAAATTGAAAGCATTTATGGGAAAGATAGAATTATAAATTTAACAGCAAATTACGGAGATCTGATTGTTGCAACTACAAATGGGTTTCACAAAGGCCTTAAGCTAGAATCGGGAGAAAGGCTGATGCTGACCCTTAATTATCTTATTCATCCCGAGTGCGGAGACAGAGGATTTGATGCACCGCCAGAGGCAATTCATCCTGTTTTGAAAGATACTTTTGATGACCTTGCCCCCGAGGACAAATATTTATATGACTTTATGGAGAGAGTATGATTGTATATATTGATATTGATGAGACAATCGCAAAAACCCCTGATAGTAGAGATTATAGCTTGTCTAAGCCTATTGAAGAAAATATTAAAAAGGCAAACAAGTATTATGAAGAAGGACACACTGTCGTGTACTGGACTGCTAGAGGTTCAGGAACCGGCATTGATTGGTATGATGTTACCAAAAAACAACTTAAGTCATGGGGAGTAAAACACCATGAGCTGAGATTAGGTAAACCAGTCTATGATTTGTTTATAGACGATAAAGCAATGAACCCATCAGTATGGGAGAACAAAGGAGAAGCCAAATGAGCAACAACGAAACAAACAACCTGCACCTTTCAGATCAAGCCATTGGAGCCGTTATGATGGCTTTACAGCGCAGCCTGTTGGAACAATCAGATATTGTCCCAACACTTAAGGAAATGAAGCTTAAGCAGTCGGAACAGGGCCTAGTGGTCTTAAATCCACCAATTGTTCGAGCAGCAGCTGACGCTGAATAATGCCGCGATACTCTTATTATTGTGAATCTTGCGAAACTGTATCAAAGGTGTTCCACTCTATGAGTACGGTTTTGCAAGAATGTCCACAGTGTTTGGCGCAAGATGGATTTTACAAAATGTTATCTAAGCCATCTTATAATAAAAGCAAGAACACAAAAGAAGAACCAAAAGAAAAAGTGGAACAACATATTCAGGAAGCTAGAGAACAACTTGACAAGCAAAAGCGCAATATGAGAAATGAGGAGCTAGTAGAAAAATGACAATACCTATACAATACGTTGTACTAGTATGCTTGCTATTTTTAATTTCTTTGATCATTAATGCTGTATTAATTTGGTATGCGCGCAATTCAATAATTCAATTAGCGTTTATTTCTGATAATTTAAACGATTTAAGAAACTCTGTCAGCGTGTATGCGAAGCACCTAAGAAATGTATATGAGCTAGAGATGTTTTATGGTGATGAAACCCTAGGAGCCCTGATGCAGCACACTACTGAGCTAGAAGCATCTTTGGAACTATATGAGGATTTTTATGATTTATTTGAAACTGAAGACGGGGTGACTGAAGTAATGGTAGAAGAGGAGGAAGAAATAGATGCCGCCCCGCAGACGTAGCAGCAAGAAAGATCCAAAAAAACAATATTTTAGAAAAGAACATGAAGACGCAATCATCAAATACGCTCAAACAGATGATCATCGAGAGAGGACATTTTTATACGAAACACTAATTGGTCCTGCTTTTTCTGAAATGGTTGACAAAATTGTATTTACATATAGATTTACAAACTTGCCAAACATTGAAGAACTGCAAGAAGAGTGTAAAATTTGGTTGACAACAATTTTAGATAAGTATGATCCAAGTAAAGGTTCAAAAGCATTTTCATATTTTTCGGTAATTACTAAAAATTGGTTTATTCATAAAGTTAAAAGACAGCAAAAAAGACTAGTAAGAGAGACAGATTTAGAGTCTTTGTCGAGCCAAGCTCATTTAGACCACATGTCAACAACAAACAAATATTTGCCGGAAAGAATTGAAAGAGAATTCTGGGAATTGTTGTGGAAAGAGATGGAGTCATGGGATGTGGCAACCATGAAAGAAAATGAAAGAAAAGTATACGAAGCAGTTAAAATTCTACTATCGAACCCAGACGACATAGAAATTTTTAACAAAAAAGCTATTTATCTTTACTTGAGGGAAATCACTGGATTGAATACAAAACAGGTTGTCAATAATCTGAATAAAATGCGTAAGAGATATAAGACCTTCAAAGAAAAGTGGAATGGTGGAGAATTGTGAAATTAGATCAATACATATCAGAAGTCGTTGACAATATTCGTGCCGATAGAGAGGTTACGAAAGAATTGTTGAATGATGCGATTAACTATATGACTTCAAAAGCAGACGCACACGAATCAGTGGGTCAAGTCGCCGCGAAGTATGTAGAGACTCTACAGCGTTCAAACGAGCAACTGGTAAAGATTGCAAGCCTAGTTCACAAACAAGAGCAAGTCAAGTCGGATTCACTATCTGATCAAGATAAACAAGAACTTATGGACATGATCAATACGGGAGATACAATGTAATGGCTGAAAAAGGTGATGATAGATATCTTCCCGGCACACTAAATCCTAGTGCTATACAATCCCCGGGTGATTATAAAGAAACTGTTGGTCCATCAATGGACAACAACAACTTTTTTACAAAGTTTCACGAAACGATGCAAAAGGGCGCATCCCTTAATACCTTTAAGGGTGTTAACAGATACAAAGCAATGGTAATCAGTGAAGTCAAGACTACAAAATCTGGTGGATTTCTTGGTTTTGGTGGTAAAGAAAGGTATGAATTTAGAATCAGAATACCGGAGCTACACAGCGGTATTCAAGACCCATGTGCTCTTCCTCCCGATGGTGGCGGCGGCGCCAACTTTAACGACAAGGTAAAGAAACTAGTAGGTATGCACCCAATGGCCTATAGTGCTTCAGACAAAGAGGGCGGCGACGGAAATTTGCCAGAGCCAAAAATGGGGGATATTGTATGGGTTGAATTTGAAAAAGGCCCATCTGCTGGTAAAATGTCTGCGCCAATCTATGTTGGAAGATTCAGCAAAGGAAAGGGTACAAACAATATCTCGGAAGTTTGTGACGGCCTAGCAGAATCTATGAATGCAGCAGGTAACCGAAGTACCGTAGGTGGTAATCATGCCAATGTCGGAGGATATGGAGGAGATCCCTCCTCATGGCCCGTGAGCGACTCTTCTGAACATATTGAAGGTGAGGCCGCATCGGGCCTCCACGACGTAGCTAGAGCTTATTATGAAGAACTAGGGTATACTTGGTATGACGATCCATTCATGTTAAATCTTATGGGAATCAGAAATACAAACACTAGATCTAACAACTCTTTTGATGATAAGATTATTTGTATGTATACTGATGATGCTGGTACACAGCATGTCTATGTCTGGCCCGGTACCACCCGTCCCGGCCGGCCAGCAATGATGGATGGTCGAACAGGTGGTATTGCTATTATGACACCATCTGCCCCACAGTACCATGCAGACTTTCCTACTAGTCACGGCGCATATCCGGGCCGTACCGCATCGGCTGGCCAAAAAACATACTATAAAGGCGCCCCTTCAGATGGTAAGGTGCGAGGTAGGAACTCGGATAGCGGCACTGGTTTTGCTGGTGATGGACCTGACCCAGTTCAAGCTTATCGAGACACCAATAACGACGATGTATTTGACTATGATCCAAATTCAATTAAAGGTTGTGCACAGTGTCAAATTCACGGTACCGGGCCTCACATGGGAGATGGAGTCGCTGCCAACGTTGGTGGTTTAAGAGCAGACGGCTCAGCTTGGGCATGGTCTGAAGGTTGTCAAGTTTGGGGTTCATGGGCAGATTATACCTTCTGGTTATCTTTGTGGTCGCAGCAAATTCAAAATGGTCGCGAGTACATTGATTATGTTCTGATTAGAGCAGAAGATTCTCCAGAGTTATGGGGTACCCAAACAGAATCAGGGGCACCATCCGACGAACCGCAAGCCGGTGATCCGATAGAATAAAAGAGGAAGTAAATGAGTCTATTCAGCAAAGGAAGAGACAAAGGTCGAGAAACTAAAAATATTGAAGGAAGCAAGAAGAAACGAATCGACGATATTTCTGATGATTCGATAGGGACTGGTTCTGATGAGGCAAAAGAAGCCCGCCGCCGTGTTATGGGTGGTGTTGGCTGTGAGTCGATGATAGAGCCGGTACCTACTTATGATCAGGCTCCCTGCGAAACTGTTATTAATGGGGCGAATAACCAGTGGATTGTTTTAGGTCGCGACCGCCCGGGCAACAGGGCCTCTGGTTATGGTGGTGCCGGCCACACTCACTGTGGACACATCGATCTCTGTGTTGGCCGAGCATCCAGCAAAAACAACGGATTGAAAGCAGCAGGACCTAGCGATGATGATATCGTAGGAAACAACTTTTTTAATGATGCTGCAAGAATTTATATTTCTTCAAAAACAGATATTGATAAAAACTTTGGATTGTCAAGAGGAAGACAAGGAAACAAAAAAGCTCATTCAGGTATTGGTATAAAAGCCGACGCGGTAAGAGTAATCGGGCGCGCCGGCGTAAAGATAGTTACAGGAAAAGCGCAAAATGTCAAAGCTGGCGCCGGCGGCGAAAAATTATCAATGGGCTCTAAAGATATTCGGCCTTCACCAAAAATTGAATTGATTGCGGGTAATCAAGATGGTTCATCAAGACATTTTTCTATAGACAAAGGGTTCTTTACAGTAAACAATATCCAACCGGCAGTACTGGGCGATAACATGGTTGAAGCTGTAAGCGAACTGGTTGAGCTAGTTAATCAGTTACAAGGAGCTTTAGTAAACTTTGCAGCTCAGCAATCAATTTTAAATGGTATTTTGGCAATACACACACACCCAGTCGCACTTGCATATACGACACCATCACCAGAACTAGCTGCAGCAGGAATCAATAATACAATTAAGATGGTGACAGATGTTCACATTCCGCTATTTTCTCAAAAAGTGAATACAATGTTTTATGAAATGAATTATCTACAGCCTTTCGGTATGCAATATATTAACAGCAGAAATGTTAATATTACTTAGGAATTAAAAAATGGCAACTCACGACAAAGAAACATCAACTAGTAAATCTGAAACTAGTACGACAGAGACACAGGGCAATGAGTATGACTACATTGATTATCAATCACTTCCTGCTGATGATAGTAATTGTGATGTCACCGCTGTAGATGTTGAAGAATTAATCGAAGATTGTCCAACTTGCGTACCAAATCCAAAAGCCCCAGTAATTGACTGGACCAAAAGAACAGATTCAGAGCCGTTTCTAAACGAGAGAAAATGCACATACTCAATTGTTTTACGAACAAAGTATGAAGGAACCGGCGGCACAGGTGAACTGCAGGATCGTCTGGATGAATATACTGAAGAGGGCGTCATTAAGTTGCTAGCTCATTATAATAAGGCCTTGGATGCTAATACGGTTGCTGCTATGCTTAGTGTTGCCGGCGCTACGGATCACTTCGTACCACCTAGACCAAAGCTTAAAATGAAGGTGCTCATCGAAATCCCAGCTAATGATTTTGATAAAATGCCATCAGCACAAGAGGTGCCAGAAGATAGTACACAAAGCGAAGAGGATGCAGCTGCAGATGAGCAGTCTATTGTTTACACAGCAACTCTTGAAATAGAAGGATTAGAGGAAAAATTTAAACAAATCGAGCACGGCCTATCAGCATACGCTAGGTTTCAAGTTATTTATCTAAAAACACAAGGTGGCCAAGTTAGATTCCCCGGTGGTCAAATGGTCAATCTACTGCAAGAATCTAGACACTTTAAAAAAGTATATCCGGCCATTGTAAACTTTTTGAGAGATAAGGGTTTTAGTTTACGTGAAGGCCGCGGCAATAATACATTAGGAAAAATTCCCGGTGGTCCTAAGCTAGCAAACAAGGTTGTCATTGATTTTGATGACGGATACGTAGTTAAAAAAGTTACTGTACTACGACACGGTACATGTGAAGAAAAGCCGACTGTATTTAAGGGCAACAAACTATACACATTAAAAAACACATATCCATTTGATCGGCCCACCACAATGGCATTTCTTCCCAAGATTGAAGAAATGACAATGGATCTTCGCCGCCGCGAAGGAATGATGCCTTGGACGGAATTTGCTAGAACTTATGTATGGCCCACGCCATCTATTGCTAGTGGAGTTGATCTAACCTCTGCTATGGCAGCGTTCGCGTCAGCAGCAACAGGGCAAGCCACTGATAAAGACATGGAAACGCTAGCAAAAACAGCTGTGACCATGAGTGAGGCGGACAAGATTTCTTCACAGACCCCCGGTTCGTGGAAGGCTGCAGAAGATGCGTATGCCGACTATAAGGAAAGATCAGGACAGGATAATTACAGAGGTAGTGCTCTTGAAAACAGGCTAGAAAAGTGGAATGATCCAGATTATACCTATGAAGATACGATCAATGACAAGACACTAGATTCAAAAGAGCAGGCGGCTATTGCTTGTGCAATTCATGAAGACGGTTTGAAGTCAGTCGTCGGGGAGGCTTGGGACGATTTTAGCGAAGGGTTCATGGATGAGCTGTTCAGCATTTGGGACGCGGTATCGTATCAATTTCAAAATTATCTTTGTATGTCTCCCGAAGAGCGCGCTAAATTATTAGCAGATCTACAATCGATGAGAAGCCAAGCCATGGTAGCCGCTTTCGCAGAAATGATGGCTCTTATGTTTGGATTCGTGGAAATGATTCAATCATTCCAAGAAAGTTTAGACGAGATTAAGGATCTTAAGAATCTCTACTCTTTCGCATTTGATGAGATTAAACTGTGCGGTCTATTCAACTTGTTAATGGCCTTCATCGAATGTCTTGCAATGGGCTTAGATTTAGAAGAAATGCTTCAGCCACTGCTAGCTGCAGCACTTGCTAACATGGATGTTGTTCCATTCGAAAAACTGTTTGTTGGCCTGCCTCCCGAAGTACAGGCTGAAGTCATGGCCAAAGTCGAAGCAGACCTAGGCAGTCATATGATGCCATGGGATGCAGCAAAAATTCAAGGAAAACCCGACCCAGCAGCGGAAACATCATTTGCAAACAAGCCATCTGCAGGAACGGTAGTCTCATGGGGTGGTCCCGGTACACCGCTCAATGCTGAAAAGAGCGCCGCTAGACAAGACCCAGATAATATTAAAGCTTCAGATCTAGCAGTTGCTCGCAAACTAGAAAATGCCGCAAAACAAATTAGAGAAGGATCCGTATATTATACAGATCCCGATGAGAACGGAAACTCAGAGAAAAAATATGCTCTAACAGAGGCTCAAGCTTTTGAGCAAGCTGTTATGACTAACGCCGCTGGAGTAAATGATAAATTACGCGCTTTTGCTGAGGCCTACAATATAGATCCTTATATGGATAGCGTTCAAATTGCTCAAAAATTAGTTGATTTTGCAAACGGGTCAAGCACGATGTCTGTCAACAACCTCGGCGTCACCCAAGCTGGCACAGTAGAAGCGGATCAGACAGTTGAGTATCAAACTAGATACGAACAAGCAATACAAGAGTATTGTAAAGCGAACTACGAACTCCAAATGGCGCAATTGGCCGACGATGATCCAAAGCCATCTTATGACGAATTTAAAGTAAGCTGCAGAGACACCTCAGAAGCTAAAGCCTATGCAGAAGCTCTAGCTACCGCATATAACGCCGGCCTAGCTGATGATGGAACGATTGGTTCCAATGGACCTTACGGCACAAGAGGTTCACTCGGCGCTGCTCTAGGAAGTTCGGTATCAACTCTGATATCTGCATATGCGCAGGCTATTTTAGACTATTACGTTGTTAATGGGATATTAGAAGACCTCAAAGACTTTATTGAGGAACTACCCGGTGCAGCATTTGTTGCAAAAATCATTGCAGCTATTGACTGTATTGTTCCACCATTATTTGATCCGCCCTTGTTTGATTTCTTAAACACATTAGAAATTGATTTCTGTAATAACCAATATGGTATTGTGCTGCCCCGATTCTCGGGTATTCAACTACCAAACTGGAAAGACTTTTTTAAATATCTGCTGGAATATGCAAAAGAGATTCTATTATATATTTTGTTTAGGCTACTGCTATACGTCCTAACTAAGATTGTGTTGATGCTGTTTGACTCGCTATGCAAGGCCTTACAGAAGTTAGGCGAGGCTGCTAGTAACGCACTGGCAGACGCAGCTTGTAATGCTATGTCTAACGCCGGCGGATTCTTGTCAGATGTATCGGATGAGATGCAAAAGGGAGAAACTACTGTTAATCGTGAAACGGGAATGACAGAAAACGTAGCCGGCTCTGCAATGTGTGAGACACCCCCACGCGGCTTTGGAGACATGATCAGGGAAGCTTTCTGTGGCAAGGATGCTACGGATGCAGATGTGGAGGCAACAACCAACGAAGTTATGCGCGCAGTTGGTGGTGTCACGGAGGCCGACGCAGCGCGGATGGCAAATTCTGATGGCGTAAATCAGCTAGTTGCAGATATATCATCTGTACTTACCGGTGATGAGTTGGCCGATCTTCTTCTTGGAAATCCAAACCCCGGCGCAATTCAAATGATAAGCGAGGTTGTCCAGACGGAAAATCCTGACTATATCCCAGCGTTTAACTCTCCCGGTCAAATCCGAGATATGATGAAAAGCATTGGTAACATGATGCCTATGGAGTTCCGTGCACAATTGCGAGATGAGTTGAGTGTTCCAAAGGGAGAAAGGCCCGCAAATCCAAACCTATGTACAACCCCAAATGACATTCAGAGGTTTAGAGACCTGCGCAATATGATTTTGACATCAAAAGATGGTACAACACTCGATCAGGCAAATCAACAATTTGATGCCTTAAGAGGCCGTGCACTTAACGATCTTGCTGAAGCTGGAGATTTATTACAAGGCGGTGTAGAAAACTTTATTGCTAACAACCTTCCACCTATTTTGGGAGAACCAGATGAAAACGGGTGCGTACCACCAAATGCAATTATTCCTCGTGAACCAGAAGAACTGAGTGATTTGCTAGCAGCTTCTACAGACGCGTTATATGAAAACGTCAGAAGAGGATTTCGAAGAGATTTAACTGGAAGAAAGGGAGTATTAGACATGATTTTGTCTGATACTTGTGGTATACCATATTCTAGGCATGAAAGAAAATCAAGTAGGTCTCTTCACTATTCTGATTATGATAGCGAAATTTTAGATAAAATCTTAGATGGTGATGATTCTGATTTGCCTGTATTCATAGAAAACTTGCTTGAAAGAGAAAAAGGCGCTTATCCAAAATATGTCGCCCAATGGCTTGTCGACTACCTCAGAGAATCAAGGCATTTAGGTGCCGGGTACCAATCAACGACAGAGTATGATCCAACTCAATATATGACTTATACTGGCGGCGATGAATACCCAACAGATGACAGAGGGGTTCCGTATGGAACTGAAGAAAATCCAATTGTTATTGAGGGCGAAAAAGAACCCGATTTAATTTTGGAATTCCGAGATAATAATAAGGGTGTAGAACTAGATTACATTACATCAACAGATTATCAATTTTCTGAAGGGTTTAATATAGAATACGGCTCTTATATCATAAATGAAGATGAAGATGGAAATCCTGTACCAAATACAGATAACGTTTATAAATTAAAAATTCTTGATGTCACAAATCAACTAGCAGATTTGCCTCGCCGCGCACGAAAGATCAAAGTAGATGAGCCACCAGATTTTAATATGGATGAAGAGATCGCTTTAGAAGATGAGGTAATTGATCTAGAGATCTATGGCTCGTTATCTACTGAGGCAGAAGAACTTAGGCAACAATATGATCTCGGAGCGAACACTTCGGCTAGTCCTCAAAATAATCTGTGGAGCCAATACATGGCTGAAAAGTTTGCGTCGTTAGGGCTTAATGACGAGCAACAGGCCTTGTTCCAGACTAGCACATTGTTCTCTCCAGAGAATGCAAATCAAACATATGATAAAATTGTAAACTCTTTGATGGCATTTATGGGTCAAAACATCGCCGATAACACACCGGCATGGTCATTTGGTTTTGACCCAGAAGACGACGGTGATTTAAATACATTTGATAAAGCATACATGTCGCCGGACTACCCTGAAGACAATAGATTGTTTCTTGAATGGGCTGGAACTACCTTGGTTGATCAACTTCATACTGAAGATAATAGGTACCGTCGCAATAATGGTAAACCAATTTGGTGGAAAATTAAAAGATACATCAAAGAAAATCAAATTATGGGCAAGTCAGCACATGACCGCATGTTTTTCTTAAGTCCTGCAGAATTTGGCGGAAGCTGGATGTGGCCACCATACTACATCGAGCCACCAAAATCTGAAGGCTGGCTAGCCATCCGCGAGGCTCTGGTTCCTGAGATTGATGGAAAAGAGCCAAAAAGAACTTCCGTATGTGGATTTCAAGATATTAAAGATCGAGTAGACGAGCTAACAAAAAAGATGCCTGACGATCCTAGATTGTCAGAATGTCCAGACTGTGTTGTTGAGCTTCCGTATTCTAGGATTCTTGACCGCGCCGCGGCATCAGGAATGGAAGGCCCTATTTTATCTATAATTAGAATTTATGTGCTCGAAGAAATGTTAAAGGCGATGCCTGTGTTCTCTAACTTCAAAGCAGTGATCCCAGATGTCATGGACTATACATATGTTGAATATATTATTGCAAAGATGAAAATTGATTTTACTGAAAATCTCGGCAGAAAACGTGGTTTCTTAAAAGGCGATGCACTATGGTACACCTTCCTAGAACAGTGTGTGCAATCTTACGGGCGCAGAATTCAGCTTGATGGCCTTGAACCAACTGAGGATATTATGCAAGCCATGAATGCGCTTAACATTGTCCAAAAAGATTTTCACTATCCCGACGAAGAAGACCTAGCAAGAGCAAAATTCGCTGCTGGCTTAAACCCATGGGCCGACTTTGGCGTTGAGGTTGACGAGACTACACCTGAAATTATTTTTGGAAGAGAAGTCAAGTTGTTTACTAAGCTGGAACACTACCGTCGATGGCACTTATTACAAGCTGTGAAAGACTCAGAGCAACACGCAAATGTAATTGTTCGTGCTCTTGTTGAAGAACAACTGGAATACATGGCAGAAAAGTTTGAAGAAGCATTAAAAAAGGTTGATCTTGCACCTGAAATCAAAGATATTCATCAATATTTTGTGGGCTCTAGTAACTTTGTTGCTGGTAATAATGGTTTTGCGCCTGACCTGATGTCTTATACGGGCAACGGGGATGTTCTTAATGTTGCTGAAAACCTAGAAGATAATCCATTCAACACATATCAATCAGAGGATTGGGCACCACTACCAGTTGATGTGCAAGTTACTGATCAGGGTGAAACTCAAGCAGCGTCCATTAATCTTAGTTCTAGGATTGTAACGGGTGATTTTATTCTAGAAAAATATATCAGAGTAGAGGATAAAAGCGAACTAGGGATCACAGACGAGATACCAGAGCCAATCCTCACACGTAGTGATTCTACCCGCGGCGTTGTGAATATAAATATTTGGAAGCAATTTTTAGAAAGTGCTCTGTTGACAGAACATAAAGATAAAAAGCTTTCTGAATTTTTCGGCGACCTAGAACTTACTTACAATTACGATGAAGAGGGTAACCCAACAGGTGAGCCTACCGGAATTGATGGTTCAACAGGGGTAAGGTATGGTCTCAGATTGAGCTATGTACCGCCGGAAGATATGGCAAATGAATTAGAGCAAGCTTTCGAAGCCATGGCAGAAAGTGAATCTTGGGCAGATATTGAAGCAAAAGCATCTAAAGAGAAGGCCTTTTTTCTAGCGCCTCCAAATCTTACTATAGAAAACAATGGAATGTCTGTTAATTCTACTATATTGACTGATGATAGCGGCGATGAAGTGACGGCTACTAATGCTTCTGCAAGGGCACAAGATGTTTATAACAATGTTGAGGCTAGACTCGCGTCGGGCACCTATAATGGATATAGTCCAAAAGGCGCTAGATTCGTAATCCCAATTGCTTATGCGGAATATGACGCGCTAGACCACACTCTAGAGCAGCACAAAGATAGCATTGATCAAGAAATGGATCTCAAGTGTCTTGTAAACGACCTAGTAGCAACTCCAGACTTTGAGCTTATTTTTAGATATGTCTTCCCGCTAAATAGAATTACATCTTTAATGAGTATCTATGTTGGTCGTGCATTCCTAGCGTCAATTGGTGAAAAAACTATGTCCACAACACAAGATAAATTAAAAGATGTCCTTAGCAACGGATACCCCAAGCCAGATCCTGAATCAGGAGAGTGGCAAATTTACAATATCAGAAAGTTTGTAGGCCGCGGCGGAGTTTCTTATGATCGATGGGACGACGATTTCTTGTTTCGAAGATCTAAGAGGCGACTAGTAAGAATGTTTAGGACCTATTATAAATCTAGAGACTTCTTATCAGGTGGAGATGACGAGGGCGATGGTCAAAGTGACTTCACCGCATCCGAGAAGGAACAAAAAAGAGAAAGAAAGAGAGGGGATAAGGGCTCTAAGAGATACTTCCGACGCTTACGCAGACGAGAACGAGACCGTCCTTTTGATAAAAATGGCGAATGATACTGAAGCAAAAACTATATACTTTATAATTAACTCAAGAGGAACACTCACCAATGGCTTATGACGCTTCACTTCCATTCAGAAGAGATGAAACTACTGGATTTGCTACAATCGATACTGTAGCCGACGCAGTACATCAGGATTTAAGAATATTGCTATTGACTACCCCGGGCGAAAGAGTCATGGACCCTTTATTCGGAGTTGGATTAAAAAGATTTTTATTTCAACCACTAGTGTTAGGTACCCTAGGAGATATTGAAGTACGTATCCGCAACCAAGTTAAGAAGTATTTAAATTTTATAACAATTGTAAATATAGACTTTTCTAGTGCACTAAGTACAGCACCGGGTACGTCAGTAACTGATATGGATGAAAACCTGCTGGGAATCACTATAAGCTATCAGTATGGTTATAATGAAGTAAGGGATTTGTATATAACAGCCTAAAATTTAAAAATTTAGGCTAGTTAATGGATGGAGTTCTACGATGTCAAAAGATAAAAGATTTAACAGAAATATACGATACACAAACAGAGACTTTACATCTGTTAAAAATGATTTAGTAGAGCAGGCAAAGATTTACTACCCTGACACGTACAAGGACTTTAATCAGGCTAGCTTTGGTTCAATGATGTTGGACTCAGTAGCATACGTTGCAGATCAGCTTAATTTTTATTTAGACTATCAGGCCAATGAAAGCTTTATTGATACGGCTGTCGAATATGAGAATGTTGTAAGGCACGCTAAGAGTTTGGGATACAGATGGAAGGGCGCCCCTTCTAGCTTAGGCGTGATTTCCATGTATGTCATTTGCCCCGCCGCAGGTCTCGGAATGGGAGTAGATTTAGATTATGTCCCAGTGCTAAAAGCCGGCGCCCAATTCACATCACAGTCGGGCGGCAGCTTTTTATTAATGCAAGATGTGGATTTTTCTTTAAGTTCAAATGAAATCGTAGCTGCTAGAAAAGACTCCACAACAGGTTTACCTACACACTATGCGATCAAAGCATATGGTAAAGTCATTTCTGGCGAAATTATGAGAAAAACAGTTAATGTTGGCAGCTTTCAAAGATTTAGAAAAATTCAAGTAGGTTCGTTAAGTAACGTGTCGGAAATTTTACGTGTCACCGATGACGAAGGTCACGAATATCATCAAGTTGAATATCTATCACAAGACGTTATTTACAAAGAAGTTGTTAACAAAGATGCTCGCATCTCTGGGGTACCATCCGTGATGCGCCCTGTCTCTGTTCCTAGGAGATTTATTATTGAA